CCAATGTTTTTGTACAGGGCAGGGATGGTAAATAGTAAGGTCGTTCAGTTCGTATTCGGTCAAGGTCTTCCAGTAAACGGCATGACTCCACTTCAGGATGTTATGCAACCAATGAACATGGGGAATTCTCAGGCAGAATTTTCTTATAAAGATGAACAGATGGTTTTAGAATCAAAGATAGAAGAACTTACTGGTCAAATAGATTTTACACTTCAATCAATGATTAACAAACGCCAACCTAGAACCCTAGGTGAAGTTCAAATGCAACAACAGAACTCTAATAGCGTATTTTCACTAGATGCCGCTCTTTTAATCGGGCAGGTAGAAGAACTCTTTAATTGGGTTTGGGATTTATGGTGTCAATATGGAGATGATGAAACAGAGTTTGCTTATTTTGGTAAAGATGGTTGGGAAAAGATTAGGTTGAATAGAGAAGAAGTTCAGGGGAAATACAAAATTACAGTTCGTGGTAATGACCAAAACACTAACCCCCAAGTCCGGTTACAAAAAGCACAAGCGATATTGGCGGGTATGGAGAATCCAATTTTAGCTCAGATGGGAGTAGTTACTCCAATGAACGTTGCTAATGCTTTAAAGAACGTTTATCAAGAGTTAGATATTCCCAATTGGCAAGAACTTATCACCTTCCCTAAACCACCGCAAGCCCCGACTCCTCCCCCCCCACCAATTAATATGGATATGGAAGATTTAACGCCAGAAGAACAGGCGCAGGTTAAGGCTAAGTTTGGAATTAAACCAGACATTCAAGGGATGGCTCTTAAACATCAAGAAGAACATCAGGAGGCAGCAGTAGAACAGGAACATGATATTCACAAAGCAGAACATGAACATAGGCATGAAAAAGAATTGACTATAGCAAAGATAATTCACGAAACAAATCTTGAGCATATCAGAGCAAAAAAAGCTGCTGCATCAAGCAAACAAGGAGGTAAATCTGAATAATTTTGAAGAGCAGATAATTCAAAGAATATCTGAATGTCAGTTAGTAGCAGATAAGTTAAACAATGACCCAGCTTGGAAGATTATTATTAAAGACCTGGATAATACGTTAAAAGATATTGATTGCAGGTGGCAGAATATAACCGATGAAACTATACTGCAAAAAGCAAGAACAATGAAGGTAGCGGTTATGCACCTTATGGACACCAAGAAGAATTACGAAGACGAGTTAAAGGCGGCACAAGATGAATTAAAGAAGATTCAGAACCCAGCAGAAATTGTTCAAAAGGATTATGATTTAGAAGGAGTTCGAGATGGCGAATAGACCAACACAAGCAGAAATGGAGAGTAATATCATGGCAGGAAAAACGGGATTAGTGGCGCATAACTCTATGGATAGGAAACTAGTATTAAAAAGGGCTAAGACCGAAGGCGGAGTTAAAAATAAAATTAAAACATATTTGAAAAAAACAGGACAAATTAAATAGGAGAAAAGTATGGGAATTGAAACTGTAGGAAAAACATTAAGTGTTAGTGATAGTGTGCTTGGTATGCCTAATCAAAAGGATTGTCCATACGAAGCAGCGTCAACTGGTAAAATGAGACGTGGCAAAAACCCTAAAGTATTTAATAACAATGGCGGGGATTCAAAGGCGGAAGGTGCAGGAGTTGTAGATAACAACGCTGAATACGGACCAGTTACATACGGGTTTTAAAATGAATAATCTTAATCCCAATAATGACCCAGTGCAATTATTAGCCGCTACTTTGTTTTCCGAGACCAAAGATATTAATGACTCAAGGAAAGTTGCTTCTGTAATAGTAAACAGGGCAAAGGATGGTAGATTCGGTGCTGATATTCCAAGTGTTATTTTACAACCTCAACAATTTAGTGGGGTTGGTGGAGATGAGTTTAACAAAGCCATGTCTGGCAAATTAACTGCGGAAGAAGAATCAATTTATAAACAACAAATTGCCATAGCTTCTGCTGCTTGGCGTGGTAATTTACCCGATGACGCTAAAGGAGCAAAGTTTTATTTTAACCCAGCTTTAGCAAATCCAAGTTGGGCAAAGAAAATGGTAAAAGTAGATTCCAATAAGTTTCATACTTATTACAAAGAAAAGTAGATTTTATAGCCCCTATAAGACGTCACTGGTACGTAAACCAGATAGGAGAAAGTAATGGACCCAAATAAACAGGTGTTAAATCCACCCGAGGTTGTGGTCGTTCCACCTACGACAGAAACCCCACCCGAAGTCGTTAATCAGGCTGAACCGACTTCACAGCCAGAGGTAGCTCCAGAAACACAAACAGAAACAGAACAACCAACTCCACCCGTCCCAGCGGTTAATCTGGATGTAGATGAGTATGGTGTTCCGTGGAAGAATCGTGCAATGGAGTGGCAAAGGAAAAGCACTGAACTTGCGGAAAGACTTCCTCAGATAATTGAAGAAAAGTTAAGCAAGTTTAGTCAAACTCAACAGCCGCAATACACTTTTGAACAACTTGAGGCTTATAAGTTGCAGAATTTAAGTGATTCTAATGTAGTCGCTTGGGCAACTGGCGAGCAAAGAAAGTTGGAAAATGTAGAACAGCGAAAGATGTTTGAGGAAATAGTCGGGCAAAGGGATAGACAAAGAGATTTTGAAATATCAAGACAGCAGTCTTTTGAATATGTCAAAGAAAGATACCCAGAAGCGATGAATCCAAATCATCCTTTGGCTCAAGAGATTAAAAGTTTGATGATGAATTCTCCCGAATTATCTAATAGCCCTAGAGGTCTTGAAGCAGCAGCAGACATAGCATATGGTCGATATATGCGAAATCAGGCTGGTAATATTCAACAGACCAACTTACAGCTCAAACGGGAAGTCAAAGTTTTACAAAAAAATGCATTGATTGAAGGTTCGGGTAAAAAAGTAGTTCAAGTATCCACTCCTTCTCAAAACGCTATTGAGCAAGTTAAAAAATCAGGAACAATAAAGGATGCCTCCAATGCAGTAGGGTTACTCTTAAGGCAAAGTGGCATATTACAGGAAGAATAAATGGCAACAACTGGAGTATATGGTTTTTCATATGATGACCAATCAATGCGTGAGGATTTATTGGCGATTTTACAAAATCTTTCGCCAACAGAAAATCAGTTAGTCAGTGGTTTAGGCACATCAGCAGCAACAAGCATACGTCACGAAACGCTTATTGACACGCTTTCAGCAGTAAAAGATAACTCTCACCCAGAAGGTGCAGCGGCAACATTTAATGCCGTAACGAGTCCGGCAAGACTTGCTAACTACTGCCAAATCTTTAAACAGGGTTTCAGGGTTTCTGATACTGAAAGAGCAGTCAACACGGCGGCTTTCAACGACAGGTATCAATACGAAGCAACCAAAGCATTAAAGATGATTAAGAATGACATGGAATATGCTTTAATGAGAGGTTCTTATGCTACTGGTACTGGTTCGGCTGCAAGGCAACTTCGTGGTGTAAAACTTTCTTGTTCATTAGTCACTAATCAGTCGGGAACGAGTCTTTCAGAAACGATTTTGAATGACATATTCCAGATGATGTGGACTAATACAGGAATTCAAGTCAACGCAGTTTATGGTTCTATGTATTTAAAGAGAAAAATATCTGCGTTCTCAGCAAATGCAACAAAGTATTTTACTCAAGATGACAGACGTTTAATTAACGCTATTGACGTGTATCAGGCTGATGCAGCTTCAATGGTGAAATTATTCGCCCATCGTTATGTCACCGTATCTGGTGATACTAACTATGACTTAGTCGCATTGAATGAAGACTTCTGGAAGGTTGCTTACTTAAGGAAACCGACTGTTATTCAGACCGCCAAAGTTGGCGATTCTACTGATGGTCAGGTAACCGTTGAAGCAACTCTTGAGAATCAACATCCTCAAGCTGGTGTCTATTCAATAGCACATCTGTAAACTCACTTTGTGAGCAAGGCTCGCTGGGGTGCCATAAACTCCAGCACTAAATTTATGTTTGTAAAAACTACTGATAAATGGACAGCAATACACGCATTTATAAATACTTGGCTTCGTGATGAAACTAAGTATTGTAACAATTGCGGTCAGGATTTTATTCTTGATGGTAATGTATGTTGTGAGAATCCCCAATACGGAACTAATGCCGAGTATATGCACGCTCTTTTAAAACAGAATAAACTCCGCCAAGAAACAAGGAAAAATGAATATGCTTCCGACGATAAAAAGACACTAAGACTTGGCGTAAGTATTCTACCGAGACTACTAGAAGACCTAGAGGAATATTGTGCAACCACAATTAAGGAGAAACTTTGGAAAGACAATAAGGAACTAAACGCATTTATGAGACGGTTCCCAATGTTTACCATCCCGGAAAAAATATGAAGTTAAGTTTAGCCCTAATCTTTAAAGATGAAGTTGACCAGTTTAAAAGAATTGTAAATTTATATCAAAAATATTTTGATGAGATAGTAGTAGCGGTTGATGATAAGGTTGATGAATTCATTGATGTTTCCAAGGCTAACCAACAGATTAAGGTAATCCCTTATTTGTGGGTTAACGACTTTGCGGCTAAAAGAAACTTTGTTCATTCTCATATAACAGGTGATTACTACGTACGCATAGATGCGGATGATGAAATAGTAAATCCTGATAGATTAAGGGTGGTGGCAGAAAACGCACTTAAAGAAGGCACCTCAATAGTCTACTGTTATTATATTTACTCTAAAGACGAACACGGAATTTGTAACGCTGCCCATTGGCGTGAAACAATAATTAAAAATACTCCTAACTTATACTGGAATAAGAAGATACACGAGAACTTATTACCCAAAGATGTTTCTCAGCATAAGATATTTTTAGATGAAAGCATAGTAATAAACCATCTCATAGACGATAACCATGGATTTGTTTCGGGTATGAGAAACATTAAATATTTATTAGAGGAATACAATCAAGATAAAGAAAAGACCGACCCTAGAACATTAGCTTATTTAGGACGTATGTTTCAAGGATTTGGTGAATATGATAAAGCCATATTCTTCTTAGAAAAACACATTGGTCTTTCGGGTTGGGATGAGGATAGATATGCTTCGTGGTGTCAATTAGCTGACCTTTATAGTAAAAAAGAAAACTATGAACAAGCTATAGGCGCAGCGTTTGAAGCATTACAAGAACGACCTGAATATCCAGATGCCTACTTAAAATTACACGATATTTACTTTAACCAGAGCAAATGGGAAAAGGCGTTAGAGTGGGGCAGACAGGGTTTATTAAAGCCGATACCAAAAAACTTCTGTCTTATTGACCCATCCAGTTATGGTTGGAGACCAACGTTATCTCTGGCGTTTACTTTATTACAATTAAATAGGTTTGAAGAAGCACTTAAATTGTTTAACGAAGCCAAGAAGGATGTGCCGAACTTAGATTTTGTTAAAGACAACGAACACTTATTTAAGACAGCGGTAGAACATAGTAGGTTTATGGAACACTATCTTGCAGTGGTTAACTTCTTGCACGATAATGACCAAGAACTAAAGATTAAGGAGTTACTAAAAGCATTACCCAAAGAACTTGAAGAAAATGAAGTAATCATTAAACTTAAACAACATTATTCCGAGGCAAAGAAATGGTCAGAAAACTCAGTGTGCATATTCGCCCTAACTTCTTTACTAGATTGGTCTCCAAAATCAGTAAGTGGTGGTATAGGTGGGAGCGAGGAAGCAGTAATCTGTCTGTCAAAGGAACTCGTAAAACTAGGACTAGATGTGACTGTGTTCAACAACTGCGGACTTCAGGCGGGAGTGTACGACGGAGTAGAGTACAAAGAAGTTCTTCATCTAAATCCAAAAGATGAATTTAATATCTTAATTAGTTGGAGAGTAAATATCTTTGAGAATGAACTAACGGCAAAGAAGAAAATTGTATGGCTCCATGATTTGCCTTATTTAGATTTAAGTGAAAGTAGATTAAAGAACATAGATAAGATAGTAGTTCTTTCTCAATACCACAAAAGTAAGTTATCTAACAATGTTCCTGAAGATAAGGTATTTGTTAGTAGCAATGGCATCAACCCAGAGGACTTCAATGGAATCAACGAGATTAGAGAACCACACCGAATCATTTATGCCAGTTCGTATAATCGTGGATTGGAACAACTCCTTGAAATGTGGTCTGATATACGTAAGGAAGTACCAGACAGCAGTTTGCATATTTATTACGGCTGGGATGTTTATGATGCTTTCGTTAAAGACGGACAGGTCAAGGATGAAGGTTTCAAGAAAAAGATGGTTAAACTCATGCTACAGGAGGGCGTTTATGAACACGGTAGACTTGGGCATAAAGAACTTCTTGCGGAGTATGCGAAGGCTGGAGTTTTCGCTTATCCTTGTACATATGAGGGTGAGATTAACTGTATTGCTCTTACTAAGGCGATTGCAAGTGGATGTAAAGTTGTCACTAATGACTTTGCGGTTATGGCTGAAAGAAGCCCGTGCTCTGTTCCTAATGAATCTTTCAAGGATAAATTAATTAAACTTTTAACTGGTGAAGAACAGCCAGATCTCGATAATTATATCCAAGAAAACTCTTGGGAAACTATCGCCCGTGATTGGAAGGAGAAACTCTTTGTCTAAAGAATGGGGTTCACCATTTAATAGTTTTAATAGTATGAAGTCTTTACTTTACGGTGATTACTTTAAAGCAGTTTTGGATAAGAAGTTTATCCACCCAATAGAAGCATCTTTAGACCCTATACACCAATGTAATTTACTCTGTGAACATTGTAATGCCCATAGGTATCTTACGGATGGAAACTTGAAATACAACCGGATGACTAACCAGCACCTATTTAATCTGGTTAAGTTTCTTAGTAAGTGGGGAGTTAAGGCGGTTTGCTTCGGTGGTGGTGGAGAGCCAACCCTACATACAGCGTTACCCGATGCGCTAGACCTAGCTAATGTTCTCAAAATTGAAACAAGTGTTGCTACTAATGGAACGCTTTTTAATGATAGATTAATCAGTTCTTTGACAAAATGTAGGTGGGTAGGCATATCAATAGACTCTGCAACTCCTGAAACTTACAGGATTGGTCGAAAAAAAGACTTATTTAATGTCGCTATTAACAATATCTCAAAACTTGTGGATCAGAGAAGCTCCTGTGATATTGCATATAAGTTTCTAATTATGCCTTATAACCAACACGAGATTTATCAGGCGTGTAAATTGGCACGGGAACTTGGTGTTAGAGACTTCCACGCAAGACCTGCCGATTTTAGACATCAAGGTATGGGGGAATGGAAGAAAACCCAAAATGATTACAATTGTAACCTAATTAGAGCACAGTTTGATAAGTGCCACGATTTAGAAACTGTGGACTTTAGGGTGTTCACCGTGATGCATAAATTCGCTGACGACTTTACTCCAAGCAGGGATTTTAACCAGTGTTATGCTACACCACTCTGTATTCAGTTATGTGCAGACGGAAATGTTTATTTGTGCGTAGACCAAAGACATCAACCGGAGTATTTGTTAGGAACACATTTTCCTGACCCAGAGAACATATTAAAGTTCTGGGGTGGAGATAATCACCAGAGATTAGTATTTGCTAACACTCCGAAATCGTGCAACACCCGTTGCACCTTTGGATTTTATAACAAGGTTTGCGAAGAAGTCTTTATGGACAAAGACCCATTCTGCAAAAACTTTATATAATGTTAAGGGATTGTGCCGATATAATCGACCATCTTTGTATTGCTCAGTTAAAGGCTGAGAGAATAGGAACTCCTGAAACTAAGAAAGAATTCAGAGAGTTCTTTGAAGGATTATTCACCCATATGCTAATCTATCCCCATATAGATTGGTGGAAAACCATAAATGATATACTTGTTATACATAGACATATTTGGGATTTAGAATCAGCGGTTAGACAGGGTAAATTAGACGGTGATGAAATGGAAGTAGGATATAGGGCAATACAAATAAGAAACTACAACAAACAAAGAGTATTGTTAAAAAACGAATTAAATAAGTTAGTTGGCGAAGGAACGCAAGAAGCCAAGAAAGACCATATTAGTGAGTAAAATATTGGTTGCGATACCAACCTATAATCCTTCCGGACACGACCATTTCCATGTTTGGCGGCAGGTTATAGATAGTCTGGTTAAGCAAAGGAAACCAAATTTAGAAGTTGATATAGTTGTTTGCGATAATGTCTCAGCCCAAAATGGCAGGGATAAATTGATAGAGTGGCAAAAAGAAATACCCAATCTCTTTCTCATATTTACAGAACCAAGACTGCCCGTACACGTATGCACTAACCACGCTTGGGGATTAATGAAACACAGGGGCTATGATTACTATTCATATATTAATTCTGATGTGATACATCAAAGTCCAGATAGTTACAGCATACTAACTAGCGAGATGACAGAACTTCCTGATTGTGCTGTTATTTCACCACAGGTTAATAAGGATATGTGTGAAGCGTTTAATAGTATGATTTTCTTTAGTCCATCCGCTCCACCGACAAGATTGCAGGTTAGCCAAGGTGTTAATGGGCATACTTACTTATATACTGATGAGTTTATGAAAGCGTATGACTACAGAAAACCTGATGTATTGTGGGGACATAGAACAGAACCATTTATATCTTATCAGTGTGCGGCTATTAGAAAAGCAGAGTATTTATCTCATAAGGTTGTGCTTACTCATTATAGGGATAACGAAATGAACATAGGTTTAGAAAGAAAAGAGTTTGAGTTTTATGACAAGCCATTTGAGACTTACGGCAATAAGGAATCGTTCCTACTTAAAATGTCAGAAGGCATTGAATACGGTATAGGTTTTGAAGAAGTTTATTGTGTAAATGGCGGTAGGGGAATTCCCGAAACAAGGAAACATAAATCTGAATTATATGAAGGTGGATTTCCTAAAGACGACAGACTATACAACTGGATAAAGACTAACCTATTTCTGACTAAGGAGCAGTTGGATTACGATAAAATAAAATATGAGTCCTTTGGAATTCTTTAAAAACGACAAGATTTTAATTGCTGGTGGAAGGTTTAACAGCTACTTTTAACTGGATAAAGAATGAATAGTATTCTTCTTCTCACAATCTGTGCTAAGAAAGAATTATATGGTTTAACTGGCGACGAGTATAAGGCTATTCAGCCTAATATCGGTATGGCGTTATTAGATTCTTATTTAGAGTCTAAGGGAATCCCAGTTGAAATGATAGATGAAACATCCAAGTATTCCTTCGCTGAAATAATTGATATTATTGAAGTAGAGCAACCAGTTTTGGTGGGTATAATATGCTCAGGAGCCAACCCCTCTGCCTCTACGATGTCGATGGTCGGGGCTATCCAGTTTTTGAAAGAATTGGGCAATAGGAAGGGCAAGAGTAAGACTTTTGTTCAGGGCGGACACCCTTCAGTATTACCAATGAGGACCCTTGAAGAAACAGGTGCAGATTTTATTGTACGTGGCGAAGGCTATAAAACGATTGAAAATTTATATCGTTCTTTGATAAATAAGGAAGACTACTCAAGAATAGTTGGTTTAGCGATGTTCCATCAGGGGCAGTATTTTGACAATGGTTATTCTGAGTTGATTGACGTTAAAGAACTGCCAATGGTCAACTGGGAGAAGATGAATCCCAACAAATACAAGGCACATGGTTGGCACGCCTTTGAAGACATTAAACACCGTTCTCCATATGGAGTAATTTGGACTTCTATGGGGTGTCCACATTCGTGTAGTTTCTGTTGCACTAATAATGTATTCGGTAAGAGAGCATATCGTATGAGGGATATGGATGATGTTTTAGCCGAGATAGATGTATTGGTTAATTGCTACGGAGTAAAGAATATTAAGATTTTAGATGAGCTATTTGTTATTAATCACCCCAGAATGGAAGAATTTTATCAAGGTCTAAAAAAACGTAAGTATAATCTTAATATGTGGTGTTACGCCAGAATGGATACGGTTAATCCAGAACTCTTGGGTAAATTAAGGGAAGTCGGGGTTAAGTGGATGGCTTGCGGTGTTGAGAGCGTGTCCGATAATGTCCTAAAGGATATAAATAAGGGTTGTAAAAAAGAATTTTATGATTCAGTAATTAAGATGACCAAAGATGTCGGTATGTGTATGGGTATCGACATTATATTTGGTCTTTGGCTTGACAATAAAAAATCGATTGAAGAAACATACCAGTGGTGTGTAGGACATAACTTCGAGTGGTTAAACATATACCCAGCATTTGCTCTACCAGGAACAGAACTTTATAAAGAATACATTAAAAAGGGCAGGATGAAAACTCCTAAAAGTTGGGATGAGTATGCTCTATATGGATATAATTGTTATCCCTTAAAAAGCAAGAGTTTATCAAGAGAAGAAATACTTGAGTTAAGAGATACTAAGTTCTTAGAGTATTATCAAAGACCAGAATACCTATCAATGATAGAGGGTAAGTTCGGGATTGATGCTAAGAACCACATTATCGGGATGACAAAAGACAGGTTACCGAGGAGGTTACTTGAGATTTAGTCTGTTGATAATGACACGCTATAGGAAGGTTCTTCTCATAAATGAAATTATCTAAACTCACAGACAATCTTATCGGTCAACCAATGTTTGCCCTGAAACAAAAGATAACCGAATTAGAACGTAAGGGTAGAAAGATAATCCACCTTGAGATAGGTGATACTGACTGGGGAACAGATAAAAGAATTAGGCAGGCGGCGATAGATTCTCTGCGTAAGGGCGAAACACATTATGCTTCTTCTGGCGGGTTAATAGAACTAAAAGAAGCAATTATCCAGAATACACGGAAAGAATACGGATTTACTCCTGAACTGGATAATATAGTAATAATGCCTGCCAATGCAATAATAGATTTTGTAGTTAGGTGTGTATGTGATAAGGGCGACAGAATTACATTACCCAACCCTTGTTTCCCAACATATATAGCAGTTAAGGAATATTTAGGTTTAAAGTGTGGTTATCCATCGAAGTTGACAATAATTAACTCTCCTTCTAATCCGACGGGAATGATGGTGAGTAACACTGCAATAAGAAATATTTGTCGCAGTTCAGAGTTTGTTTTATTAGATGAAGTTTATTCTAAGATGGTCTTTGCTAGTGACCCTAGACCTGAATATGATACCTTTAACAGGCAGAACTTAATATTCCTTAAATCATTCTCTAAGTCATATTCTATGTCTGGTTTTAGACTTGGTTATGCTATTTGTAATAAAGACTTAGCAAACAAGATAATGATTCTATTCCAGACCATATTCTCTTGTATGCCCGTATTCATACAGAAAGCAGGAATAAAAGCACTAGATATTGAAGATGAGATAATTCCTGAAAGACTGCAATATTTAAAAGAGTGTCGAGATTTAATGGTTGACGGATTGAATAGCATACAAGGCATAACTTGTAATAGACCTATGGGTGCGTTCTATGTATTCCCAGATGTAAGTAAAACCAGACTTACAGAAGAATTACTCTTAGAAAACGGGTTGGCAGTTCTAAATGGGGAATATTTCGGTAGTAATGGTAAAGGTCATTTGAGGATGTGTTTTGCTAAAGAAAAGAAAGAATTAGAGAAAGCACTTAACATAATAAATAAATTATGCTAGAAGAAATACTTAAGCGGATGTATGAAATCCGTTGTTTTGAACTTGAGTTAGTAAAAGCGATGGAAGCAGGTCGCATAAAGTGTCCCGTCTATCTGTCAATCGGTCAGGAGTCAGTAGCGGCAAGTCTTTCAGTAACCTGTCCGGATTATAGGGTTTTCTCACAGCACAGAGGTAATAGTTGGTATCTATCCTTTAGAGGCGAACCTGCAAGGCTAAGAGATGAGTTCCTAGGGCTTACTACGGGCTGTTCTGGCGGGATGGGTGGTTCTGATGTCCAGTGTGATAATATGGAAGCCCACCACGGTCTAATAGGCGAAAATGCCCCTATTGGAGTAGGATATGCCTTAGCAACCAAGAAACCCGTAATAATCGTAATGGGTGATGGTTCAGTAGAAGAAGATTGCTTTTTGACAAGTGTGGGATTTGCGGCTACTCACAAGTTACCAGTTATGTTTGTGGTTGAAGATAATGGGTTGGCAATACTCACTCCAATCAATGCACGCAGAAAATGGAATATAGTTGATGCGGTTAGGGGTCTTGGAGTAGACACAGCACAGGTAGAAGATGAACCAGAACAGATACTTAACATAAGTGTTAACTTGCCGGCATTGGTTAACATAACGACCACTAGACACCATTGGCACGCAGGACCTGGTCAAGATAGTAAACCAACTCAAGATAGACTATCTCGATATTGTAATGACAGTATTAGGGAACGTATGGAAAAACTATGGCGACCTTAAGAGATACGATTAAAAAGATTTCTATGGTTCACGCCGATAATGGTGGATATATACTTGGACAGTGCCTTAGTGCTATTGGGTGGGTTAACGGGACAGTTCCCGACCACAAGAATATTATAGAACTCCCAATGGTTGAGTTGACAGGCGCAGGCATAGCTTGTGGAATAGCAATAACTGGAAATAGACCGATATTAGTAATTAGATTTCAAGATTTCTTAATTTTAAATGGTTCTGTTCTTATTAACTTCGCCGCAAAAAGAAAAGACATCTTTGGTAAGACCTGTCCTTTGTGGGTAAGGGCTTTGTCTTTAGAGGGCTTTGGTACGGGTGGAACGCACTCAGGCAAACTTCACTCAACCTTTATGCACTACCCTGGGTTTAGAATCTATGCACCCATAACTCCTAATGAATACAAAGAGTGCTGGAAAGACTTTATGACCCACGATGACCCAGCGATTTGTTTTGAAAGTAGGTTGACCTTTGATAATGATAAAGAAATAGAGGATATTTATGTTCCTGGTTCTGACTTCACCATATATGCAATTTCTCTGGCAAGGATAAACGCACGTAAAGTGGCAGAAAGACTTAAGTGTAACTTTGTTAATATTTATAAGTTAAAACCATTAGAATTAAATATAATGGCAACAGAAGGTTTAGTAGTAGACACTGGGTTTGAAACCTGCTCGGCAGGTAGGGATATAGCGTATCAGTTAATGTTACAAACTGGGAATAGGCACGAAGCAATTGGTTTAAAAGAAGTTTCAGTTGGGTGTAATATAGAAAACCTAACTCCCACAGAAGAAGAAATATTTGAAAAATGCCAACAGTTAATGTAATCGTTCCTATCTTAGTTAATACACCGGAACAAATAGCAATGACTATCAGGTGTATCAAGAAGGCAAGAGAATCTAAGATTACATTTGAACTTGTAATTGTAGAAACTGTAACAGATTATTTCAAAGATTTAGCTGATATTTATATATGGGAAAAAGAAAAGACTACCGCTACTATAAGTATAAACAGGGCTTTAAGGGCTTGTAATAAGGATTGGGTTGTTTTACTTACTAATGATGTGATTGTAGATGACGGTTGGTTAGAGGCACTATTAGAATGTTTTAAAGATAAAGGTTGCGGGGTAGCGACACTTGGTTCAACGCAGTTTAATCACCAAAAAAAAGATGTAATCGAAGAAGGTAACTGGTGGTCAATAGTCTTATTCCCGAAGTGGATATTTGAGAAAGTTGGTTATCTCGACGAGGAATTTAAAGGTGTTTGGGACGACACAGATTTGTTAATGCGGATTTACAAGGCTGGTTACAAGATGTATAGAAATTTTAATTGCATAGTGGAACACCCAAAAGACAGTCATGCAGACAATAGGCAGCAACACATGGAAAATTATAATCACGGACAGAAGTTATTTTATGAAAAACATAAAGACTATGTCCCAGGGTCAATAGTAGAAGTATTATTTGAAAGGGTGAAATAATGAACACGTTTAGTCAAATTTGCACCAATGTCGGCGTAAGGGTCGGAGACACTTCTTCTACTTTTAATACCGAGATAAAGAAGTATGTAAACTTCCGCTACAAAGAAATATGGGAAAGATTTAACTGGGGGACTATAAACGAGTCTTACAGTTTTAACACTGTTGCTGGGACTAAGGATTATAAACTCCCTGCTGACTTCTGGAAGCCACTTTATGTATTTGATAACACAAACAGTATAGACCTTCCGCAGAAAGATTTTAATGAGCTGGAAAGATTTTTCTCCCAGACTTTAAGTGACAGCGGTAATCCTACTAAATGCACTATCTATGACAAGTTAAATGCGGATAATCCAAATCCTACTGGTGTATTAGAGCATTGGATGAGGCTTCACCCGACACCGAACTCTATTATCACTATTCTAGTTCCCTATCAGATTGAACCATCGAATATGTCGGCGGCTACCGACCTACCGATACTTGACTGCGATTATGAAGTCGAGATAGGTGCAACAGCAGAAGCTTGGAGAACTAAGAGACAGTTTTCTAAGGCATTGGACTTTGAACAGCAATACGAAGAACATATAAAACACATGATTTGGCGACGCTGTAACCAACCCAACCAAATCACCCAGTTCGTTCCACAATCTTTCCATAGGGATTTATTATACTAAATGGCTAATTTGAATTTAAAAAGAAAAAAATATACCACCTCTGATGATCCTATCCAGTATGTCTTGCGTAGAGATTTAAGTGGTGGGGTAAACACCCGCCAGCACGAGCAAGTCATAGGGGAAACTCAGGCAGTTACTTTGAGGAACATTCTCTTAGAGACAGCTGGGGCAAGGACATTAAGGACTGGCTCTACAAGGATAGACGCAACTTATCCTACAGGGGCTGGTGCTGGGGTAGGACTGTTTGGTTTTGACCCTGACGGTGGAAGTTTTGAATTACTCGCAGTCCAGAGGAATTATCTAAGTGGCTGGGGTGGTTCTGGGGCGTTTAATTCGCCTTATAAATCAGACTTGACTACTGGACTACCTACTACGATTATCAAAGCTGGAATGTCGGGACAAGGGGAAATAGCATTGATTTCTAATGGCACGGACAATGTATTCTCAATGTTAAGCGACCACACTATGGCTGACTTAGGAGATACTTTTCAATCTCCGCCCAAGACCACGGCTTTGTGTTATTACGGAAATATGGTTTGGGCATTATACAATAA